TGCCCCCGACCCCATGCAATGTCTTATCTTTCGAGAACCAGCCAGAACTAGCCGGAACTGGTCTGATCGACTTAGGCGATGCAAACATCGGCCGTGAGCAACCCCGACTGGAAACGATCGGTGTTGGGGGGAAAACTTTTGGGCCACTTGTACAAGCCTGGGCAAAGCGTCACATGTCTGTTGATCTCATGCCGTGGCAGGTTCACGCCATCAATGGTGCTTTGACTTGCGACGATGCCGGCGACCCTTACTCTTTGACCTTTCGAGAAGCTTTGACCACAACAGCGCGTCAACAAGGCAAGTCCGTTGCACTGGTTGCGCTAATTGGTTGGTGGATGACTGACTACGCAGAAATGCGCGGCGAACCACAGTCTGTGCTTTCTGTTGCAAACAAACTTGACCGTGCCGAAGCAATCTTTGCGCAGCTTGCGCACGTACTAGTTGAGCAATTTGGTGGCAAACAAATGGCCGCTGTCGGCCGTAAATCCGTGACCGTAGGAAAATCCGAATGGCTTATCAGGGCAGCCACAAAAAACCTGCACGGCGGATCACACGACCTGATCGTTGTTGACGAACTTTGGGACATTGATGCAGCCGTCATTGACGACGCTTTACGACCATCACAAATCGCTAGACGATCACCACTGCTATGGATGGCATCCACCGCCGGCGACGAATCCAGTTTGACAATGATTCAGTTACGCGAACAGGCACTGGCAAACATTGATGCCGGCGAACGCGGTCTGTTGTATTTCGCTGAATGGTCTATGCCACCAGGCGTCGATTATCGAGACGAACAGTATTGGCGTTGGGCAAACCCTGCCTTGGGTACCACCATCACTTTGCAAGCATTACGGTCTGTCTCTAAAAAGGATTCATTTTTGCGCGCTCACTTGAACCTTTGGGTGTCTGCACGTGGCGCGTGGATTACGCCGGCCGAATGGGATTCCCATATCACCACCGAAGATTTTCCTACTGGCGTGCCGTCTATCTTGGCCGTTGACTCATCTGTTGACGATGCGCGCTATGTCGGGGTGCATGCAGCCGTCGTTGATAATCAAGCCATGGTCAAGGTTGCATTTGTGGTGCAAACGGAAAATGAAATGTGGGAACACATTGAACGCATCATGGCTGACCAAAAAGTGCAGCTGGCCATCACACCAACATTAGAAATCCATCTACCCATGAATCTTCAACGCCGATACCAGACTGTTGGCTACGGCGAACTGTTGCGCTTTTCTAGCCTGGTCAGGTCAATGATTCTTGAAGGCAAGGTGCGCCACAACGGTGAAAAAATGCTTGCAGAACATGTATGTCGTGCGGTCATTACTAAAACGGCGCAAGGCGTTGTTCTGTCATCGCAAAAATCGCCAGGCCCAATCGAGTTGTGCCGGTGCATGGCGTGGGCCGTGGCACTTGTCAGCAAACCAAAGCAAGCAACAAAACCCATGCTGGTCATCACAGGGTAAGTACACTCACGCTAGGTGTCTGTCTGTGTCGGGCAGGCAGGCACCACCTACCGAAAGCATCTCATGGCATTATTCAACAAAGTGAACAAAGCAGCAATTAGCCCTGCCGTTGAAAAACAAGCAGCCGTTGGTGGCACCTACGGTGGCAACGCACCGACCAACGGTGGCGTCGGCATGATCGGCAATTACTACGCCTACCAGGAAGGCGAAGCCCGCAACCGTGCCATGCAAGTTGCAGCCGTCAGCCGTGCCCGGGATTTGCACTGTTCCGTTATCAGTGCCATGGGTTTGAAGATGTACCGCGAACAGTGGAACGAAATTGATCGTGAAATGGAAGAAATTGAACTTGCACCACGTTCTTGGCTACGCCGACCCGACCCAAATATCCCTTACGAAACGCTTATGGCATGGACGCTGGATGACCTTCTATTTTTCGGAAGGGCTATGTGGTACATATCTTCTAGGACCCAAGATGGCTTTCCCGCGAGTTTTCAACGTCTTCCAATGGGCTCAATAACCACAACTGATCAGCAGGGTCCCGTTTTTTTTGCGCCTTCAAACAGTGTGTATTTCCAAGGCGGCGAAATCGACCCTGTGAACCTTGTGCAATTCATCAGCCCTGTACAAGGTGCCATCTATTCATCTGCAAGCACTATTGAAACAGCGTTGGAGATTCAGGCCAGCCGTTTGCGCAATGCAGCATCAGCCATTCCATCGGGCATTTTGAAGCAGACCGGTGGCGAACCTTTGAGTGCATCAGAATTGGCAGATTTGGCATCAGCGTTCAATGCTGCACGTGCGTCAAATCAGACAGCTGCACTAAATGAGTTTTTGACCTACGAACCAACCAGTGCCACACCGGACAAAATGTTGCTCATTGAATCTGCAAACTATTCTGCGCTAGACATTGCACGACTAATGAACATCCCGCCGTACCTTTTGGGTGTCTCAACTGGATCGTATTCATATCAGTCATCAGAGCAGGCTCGCATGGACATGTGGATGTTTGGCACAAAAGTGTTTGCAGAATGTATTGCAAGCACCCTTTCGTCAGATGCCATACTTCCCCGCGGCACTTGCGTAGAGTTTGACGTAGATGACTATCTAGGTGAAACCATCCTGATGGACTCAAACATCAACATCAATGAACCAGCCGAAAACACACAAGAGGAACTTGCATGATCCGTTTTACAACTGACCGAATCACAGTCACCGCAGCCGAAGGCGACACCACAGGCGAACGCCGCATTGACGCAATAGCCGTTCCGTATAACCAGTACGCAACTGTTAGCGATGGCACCGAAGTGCAATTCTTGCCAGGCTCATTACCAATTGACGGCAAAGCACCACGCGTCTTCATGTACCACGACGCATCAAAACCAGTGGGCATCGTCACCGAACGAATTGACACGCCCGAAGGAATGCTTGCAAGCATGAAAATCAGTCGCACCGATCTAGGCGACGAAGCATTGGTCTTAGCAGCCGATGGCGTCATGGATGTATCCGTAGGCGTCAACATCATTTCTGCGACAAGAGACAAAGACGGTCGCATGACCGTCACCGCAGCCGACTGGCTCGAATTGTCACTTGTCCCCATTCCTGCATTCAGTGGTGCTACCATCACGGATGTGGCCGCGTCAGCGGAAACAGAACCCGACACAAATCCAGAAACCACAGAACCAGTCGAGGAGACAACCGAAGTGGAAGCAACACCAGCACCAGCAGAAGCCATCGAGGCCGCAGCAATCCCTACACCATCACTTCCTGCACAGCCAAAGCGCAAGTTTGCCTTGCCATCAGCTGCTGACTGGATGGCCGCATACCACATCGGTGGCGACACGTTTGCAAAAGTAAACGCAGCCGTAGCCGAATGGCAATCAGAGAATCAGACCGCATTGCAAGCCGCCGCTGGCGATGTGGCCACCACGAATACACCTGGCCTCTTGCCAGTGCCCGTGCTTGGACCTCTTGTGCAAAATATCAACTTTGTCCGTCCAGTTGTCAACCGCCTGGGCGCACGTGCGTATCCGGACGGCGGTCAGCAAAAGACATTCGTGCGCCCAACCATCACAACGCACACAAGTGCAGCTGCACAATCAGCAGAGTTTGACGCAGTGTCAGCAACCACCATGGTCATTGCAAGCAACACAATCAGCAAGACCACCGTGGCCGGTCAAGTAAGCCTTTCTCGCCAAGACGTTGACTTCACTTCGCCTGGCGCAATGGAATTGATTCTCAATGACCTCATCGGCGAATTGATGCTGAAAACAGACGACATCGCCGCCGACGCATTGCTCACTGCGGCAAACTCATCAGGCGTATGGGACGGAACCACAACCGACTTGATGAAGTCCATCTACGACGCAGCAGTTGACGTATCAAGCGGCACCAACTTCTTCCCTGACACAATCTTCGTGTCACCAGATGTTTGGGGTCAAATGGGACAGCTTGTTGACGGTTCAAACCGCCCAGTGTTCCCATACTTGGGATCACCTGGTCTTCAAGGACAGAACGCACTTGGTGGCGGAAACGCAACTACATGGACCGGCTCAAACCCACTTGGTTTGGAAATCGTCGTTGACAGCAACTTTGCTGCAAAGACCATGATCATCACAAATGCAAACAAAGCCTTTGAGTACTATGAGGACATGCGCGGGATCATGAGCGTGGACCAGCCTTCAACATTGTCACGTTTGTTCTCAGTGCATGCTTATGTAAGTACATTTGCGGCCGTGTCAAGCATGATCCGCAAGATCACCCAGGCATAATCCGAAGGGCGGACAGCCCATGGCGGTCTATACAGTCACATTCAAGCAACTGCTTGACAACTACGCAGTGCTTACACTGCTGACCGATAGCGATATCGAGGTTGGGCAAAGCATCACGGTGGCATCTGTCGATGCAACTTTCAATGGCACATACACCGT